ATGTGCATGGGAGAGTGAATGAATATTTTCAAGATTGATATCTTAGATTTTGACGAGGCATCTAAGGTGCGAGTTGTGTTTGACTGCGCCGAGCACTACCTCATTCGACCGCCAGTTGAGATTAAGGGCATCCCAGGATTCCCATTTACTCCCCTTACAGGCTTCCAGGTTCACTCTAGGATTGAATCCTGGGCACAGGCAGCGTCCATATCAACCAAGTATGAACTAACCATCAAGAAGCTAACCTACCCCTGGTACAAGCGCGCCAGTTATCGCAGGACGGTTGCCGTTCACTCGGGAGATACGATCTATCTCCACCTCCCTATTTTCTTTGGTAAGGGTCGCGACTTCGCTGACAACGTGAACACCGCCTACCATGAGACGCTTCACGAAGTTGGTTTTGGGCATGGCGGAAATGATATCAACGCTGACCATGATCGAATGATGCTATCGGTCCCATATCGCCTTGGGGCGATGGTCGAGGCACTTGTGCGAGCTAACCAGGACAACCTGGCATGAAGTCAATTGCGATCAACCCTGCATTTAAGCAAATGATAAAAGAGATAAAGACTGTCCCGGAGATCTCACAGTCAGCATCGGATGGGGTTAATAAGATTGTAGAATGCCTTAGAGGTGGGCGCTGGAAGACTGCGAGCGATATCTCTAACGAGACGAATATCAGAACAGTTTCGATCAGTAATTACATCAAGCGGGCCATCAGGCACGGGCATAAAATCACGATTGAAAAAACAGACAGCAGCAAGAACGGAATCACTCTTTACAGGATGATTGTATGAAAAAAATTAAGCCGGGTTTTTATTTTAACGCAAACAACCGCTGCCTTTATTTAGTCTATCCATCGGGATCCACAGAGTTATATGTGTGTGGGCAATGGAGTAAATCCAGGCTTAGGGGTCTGTACATATCTGAGGCGGGCTCCAGAGGATTTGAATTTGAGTGGGTGGGTTTATGAACTACGAAGTTGAAGCATACGAAGGCGAGCTGCGGGAGTTGAGGCGGAAAGTGAAGGTGCTAGAGAGCGTTCTTGACATGGTCGAGGACAACACGAGGATGCCTCATCCGCATAGTGACCATCAAACAAGATTGTACTGCCTCGCCGAAAGAGCAAAAGAGGAACGGGAAAATTCATCCGGTATGTTACATGCAGAGTAACATACCGGACGATTTCTGGGCCCCCTGCGAGGTGCTTCCCGGGTACATGGTCTCTAAGGATGGGCAAGTAAGAGGCATCAAGGGGAACATTTTATACGTTCACACAATGCCAAGCGGGTACAAGCAACTGGGTGGAAAGGTCGGAGGGCGAAGGACAAAACAAGAGTTTTATAAACGGGCATCAGAGGGACTAGAGCAGCCACATCCACATACTGGCGGGGAGATTACAGCATGAGTAACACAGATAAATTGGTAGAGCGCCTATTGCATTACCTGGATAGCGCAGAGGCGTTTGCGGGCAAAGAAATTCCGGCATATGTGACGGAGTATTTGAGCTATGAGGCTTGGTATCATCAGCAATGGGTGCTTTGGGGTTGGATACCTTTTCTACTTTCGTTTGCCCTGTTCCTTGTCCTTCAGTTTGCAACAACTAAGGCGGATGATGAATTAAGATGGGGGTGCTTTATGCTTTCAATCTTTTGGTTGTTTCTATGTATGGCAACGGTTCCGCACTCTTACTTTAAGCTGCACAAGTTAAAGATTGCTCCACGGGTTTACATGGTTGAGGAGTTGCGCAAATGACACTTCAAGAAGCATTGAGAACCGGGAAGGTATTTCGCAGCTTGCGCAAAAATGGTGACGTAAGCCAATGGCTTAAGCCGAACTGTGATGCGTATCAATTTTTCGTTTGCGACATACTTAACGATACATGGGAAGTCGAAGAGCCCAAGGTGACCATCACAAAGAAGTTGAGCCTATGAAATACGAACTAGTGAAGACAGATACCATACAGCACAACGGACGCACGCTGTACCGAATTAAAGCTCTCGTTGCGATTGGCGCCCTGGTAGTCCCGGGGCAGCTTGGCGGGTACATTGAGGGCAAAAATAACCTGGCCCAGTTTTCCGGCGACGCCTGGGTTTACGGCAACGCCCGGGTTTACGGCAACGCCCGGGTTTACGGCGACGCCCAGGTTTCCGGCAACGCCTGGGTTTACGGCGACGCCCAGGTTTACGGCGACGCCCAGGTTTCCGGCAACGCCCGGGTTTACGGCAACGCCTGGGTTTACGGCAACGCCTGGGTTTCAAGGGCCCACCACTGCGTGGTCATTCCTAACCAAAAATTCAACCTAACATTCACGCCCCAAAACGTGTCTGGGGGATGTCGTATCTTCACGCATGAGGAATTTAAAAAGCTAACCCGCAAATGCTGTCAATCGGAGTGGGAGTTGTGGGAGTTGAAAAACTACAAGGCATATCAGGCGCTCTATCTTGAGCGGCTTAAGAAATTGGATAAGACATGAACACTGAAAGCGACGTGCAGAAGGCGGCGGAGCAATGGTTCCAAGATAACAGGCCATTCTGGGACCTGTCCACAGAGGACGAGCAGACCAGTCATCAAGCTTACGGATGCGCAATCGACGCCTTCCTTGCCGGATGCGACTACCGAGACAAGGTGAAGGAGGATGTGGTGGTGCAGGAGTTCATCGCCGGCGCAGAGTGGAAGGTGCAAGCGGCGAGTGAGTCTTTCAGGGAATACCTAGAGGAGTATGACCTCGATCTAACCGTCGACGAATTGGGTATAGCGCATCATGCATGGGATTCAGCCAAGCTGAGTGCAGAGAAAGAGATTTCCGATACTAGGCACAAGAACGAAGGACTTGCTATCGCCCTGTATGAGGCAGACGAGAGAATTAAAAAACTAGAATCATTCCTTAAGGAAGTACGTGGCACTCACATGCGATTTAATGACGGGAAACCATTTCATAGTCCGTTTGGCGACATTTGTGAATTAGCAGAACTACTCTTGCAAGACGCCAAGGCGGCACAATGAACATCCGACAAAAGATCGGCGGCTTTATCGTGGACGATGTTTTTATGAGCAATGAAGAGTTTATTGCGAGCGTGATTAAAATGAACGACGCCATTGTCGAAGTGGTTGAGACGAACGAAGAAATTTCAGATCTGTATGCCAAAATGGAAGCACATTCCGTTGGCTTAAGCTTGCGAGTTGATGTGCTTGAGGCAGAGTTGCGTCGGATTTGGCTCGACTATAGCGGTAACAGCCATGGTGAAAGTTGGTTTACTGAGACCCTGGCCAAGAATTTCCCGATCGCCGCCGAGCTGGCGCAGGGACAAGGTGGTAATGAATGAGCTTTCAGCGAATCACCGAATTAGAAAACAAAGCGCTTCAGCTAATTAACGATGTGGACGCATGGGAAGCCCGAGCCGAAATAAATGGCAAGCTGGCCCGGAAATACCAAGACGAGAGAGATGCCCTTGCTTCTGAACTCACCACCCTCAAAGCACAGAATGAGAAGCTGCTGAAGGCGGTGAGGTTCTATGCGGACAAGAAAAGCTGGGAGCAGCACGTGTATTCTAACAGGTTTAAAGCAATCTCCTCGGTTGATTGTGAAGTAACGGGCGAAGGAAATGAAATGGGGAGCGACACCCTCGGCGGCAAGCTCGCAAGGCAGGCACTTAAGGATATTGAGGAGGGAGTGTGATCACTACATACAAAATCGAAAGATAAGAGGACTACAAGGCCAGGAATGGAATTAGCGGCACAGTTGAAATCGCCAAAGGTTTTTATTCTGGCTACTCAGAGGGATACGCAAAAGCCTGTTCGGACAATGCAAGATTCATTTCCGAGGAAGTTAAATCCCTCCGCGACCAGCTCGCCAAGGTGAGTGCGCAGAGAGATCGATTCAGCAAAGAGGGCGAAGAATGGATGCGCCTATGCTGTGACAAGGATGACCAGCTTAAAGAAGAGAGAGCTACTGTGGATTATTACGCCGCCAAATCAAGCACACTACAAAAGGCACACTAAAGCTGATTCATAACGATGCCGTTTTAGCGGTGGAAGTCTCAGGGTCACAAGAGTACGTACGCACCTCTATCGTGGTGAACGTGGAGAAGATTGATGGTAAGATTCTGGTCCATACGCTCAATTCTACCTATGAGATAACAAAAGACCATTAGTGCAGACTAATCTGCACTTAATTTAAAGGATCCAAGATGCTTTTATTGAAACAAGGAACTGTTCAAGATGTTACTGGGCTCGCAGCAGAGACTACGGTTTATCCAATTGCTCGCGCAATGACCGTGCTGGTACATGAGTCGGTGCCTACCCCCTCAGCAAACTTTTCACGCACTACCCTGTACCTTGTACACCGTGATGCTGCATCGGGCGCATACCAAGTGCAGGCTGCAAACATCAAAGGAGACGAGACTGGTATCCAGCTCTCATTCCGTGCCGATGGGCAAGCTGAAGTGCGCGTGCCAAATTTTGGCGAGGGCAGCGAGGCGTATTACATGTTTCAAGTCTTGGGCGACGTTAAGTAATTAAGTCGGTGCCCTGGGAGACTGGGGCACAGCACAAGGAGCGATATGCCATTTATGATTCCTGAAAAAGATTACTATTCACTTCTTGGGGCAAGCATTCCCAACCTTCCACTCCCGGAGCCTTATCCGGAAACGGCCAAAGAAATCATGGTTGCTATTGCAAAAGCAAGGCTAGACTTTATCCATGAGCTGTTAGATCAAGCCAATTTGTACGCGCCCATTCCAAGAAGAGACAAAGACTTAATTAATTCCCGGGCCAGAGAGTGCTCAAGCAGTCCCCCAGGATAACTGTAGTTATTATGTAGTCAGCTATTGACCTTCCGTATCAAGTCCGTAACCATTGACCATACCCAAAGGTCAGGGATACATGGAAGTCACGGAACTAGGCTCTTGCTCAGCAATTCTCGCTGGGATTTCAACTAAGATAGACGGCAGTCTCAAGATAACCATTGAGGTTAATCCAGAAGACCAAGCTCTCGTCTCAAATCTCCTTAAACGCTATGCAATGAACAAGAAGCTACTCCAGGTGGGTTTCGTAGGAGTAGACGAGTGATCTATCTCCGTTTTGAGCATGGAAAATCATACACACAGATTGGATTGACGCGACTGGCAGAAATTTTGCTGGTGGGCGTTATTGTCTTCGCAGTTAAGGTGGCCGCATGAGCAAGCGAGGACAGCCATCTAAGTATGATCCAAAATACTGCCAGATGCTTATTGAGCACATGGCTGAAGGATTTACCTTTGAATCCTTCGCCGGATTGCTTCGTGTAGACAGGGACACAATTTATGAGTGGTGTAACGCACATCAAGATTTCTCCGATGCCAAAAAGACCGGAAGGGCAGCTCAGCTGCTCAGAGACGAGCAAGTTCTGATGAGTGGAACAAACGGGAGAATACGTGGCTTCATTCCTAGTACTCATATTTTCAAGATGAAGAACTGCCACGGTTGGCGTGATGAGCGAGCAGACAAGAAAAAAGACCCCAATGGCATGACAGACGATGAGCTTAAAGAAGAGCTTAAGAGAATCTTGGGGGATGAGTGAAAATAGAGATACGCAAAGCCACCGCAGAGGACCATAACTTTATTCTATCCTCATGGCTCAAGTCGTTCCGCAAGTACTCGCTAAACAAGAACCAGCCCCCAGAGGCGATCTACTACAAGCATCACCAAGAACACATCAAGGATCACCTTGAAGAGAGCTTTGTGGCATTCAACTCAGATGAGCCTGACCAAATCATTGGATGGGTCTGCTACTCCCCAGGCACGTTCCACTTCGCCTATGTAAAGGCACCGTTTAGAGGCTACGGCTTCGGAAGACAGCTGATCGCCATGGCATCACCCATCTCACAATACACGCACCAGACACGCGGCATATCCAAATCAAGCGCCTTCCTTAAGGCAGTCTATAATCCATACGAGTTCTAGGAGTCACATGAAACTAAAATACGTAAAAGTTCACTCTGGTTTGCGCGGTCTAGTCTCAAACGTACTGATGAGCGACAAGTTCGATCTAGAGTTTGATGAGCGCATTGCTATGCTCAAGGTTACGGATAACAAGGGAGCAATTAGCTACACCTTCACTCCGAACATCGTCGAAATGCAGCCAGAGGACAGCAATGAATCAAAGACAAAGAGACCGGGCCGTCCTTCTAATGCAGACACTAAAGCAGCGGCAAAAGAATAGGATTAGCTTCATTGATGAGAACTTCACAAAGCAAACAGAGATTCTTAAAGACACGTCTCGATTCCAAGCTTGGCAATGCACCAGACGAGCAGGCAAGTCCACAACCTGGGCAAAGAAATGCCTCTCAAGACTCATCGATAACCCCGGAGCGAAATCCCTCTACATGGCGCTCACTTTCGACTCAGCTAAGGGAATACTTTGGTCCATCGTCAGAGACGAGCTTGACCAACGAAGGCTTGAATACACTCCAAACGAGTCAGCAGGAACCTTCACACTAGGCAACGGCTCGGTTCTCAAGTTCTTTGGCGTCAACTCCAACTTCAAGGAAATGTATAAGGTGCTGGGGCAGAAATACATTGAAGTTGGGATTGATGAGGCAGGATCCATGACCGTTGATATGGACAACCTAGTCCATCAAAAGCTATTTGCTGCCACTACCGATCTAGGTGGATCCATCACCCTGCTGGGAACGCCCGAGAACATCCCCAGAACGTTCTTCCAAGAAGTGACTGACGGTAAGTCTCGCTCACTCCCTTGGACCGTTCACAAGTGGACCACGGAAGATAATCCCTACATGCGGGAAAACTTCATTAACGATAGACAGCTAATCCTGGACAGCAATCCTCTCGCTGCTAATGCCTCATGGTTTAAGACGCACTGGCTCAACCAATGGTGCGCAGACGACGATTTGCTGATCTATCACATCAAAGAGCACAACTTTACAAACATATCACCAACCAAACCAATGTACGTGATCGGAATAGACCTTGGTTACAACGACGACGCCAGCTTCGTGGTAACGGCATGGTCATTCAATGACCCAAACCTGTACGTGATTAAAGCCTTTAAGGAGCCAGGTCTTGATATCACCGATACCGCAGACAGGATCAAGACACTTCTGAGGCAATTCCACGATGCCAAGCTAATTGTGGACGGATCCAACAAGCAAGCCGTTGAGGAAATGAAGAAAAGGCATGGCCTCCCACTTGAGGGAGCCGACAAGACTGGGAAGGCCTCGTTCATGAGAATGATGGCAGACGACCTAAAGCAGGGGAGAATCCTTATCCATCGCTCAGAATGCCAGGCAATCATAAACGAAGCCGAGCAACTAATGTGGGTGAAGGGTGAGGACAAAGAAGACGACAGGTGCGCCAATCACGCAATGGACGCACTGCTTTATAATTGGAGATACGCTAAGAACTACACCTTTAAACCGGAGATGAGCACATGGAAGGACACAAACAAAGTGATGGAAGAGTTATTCAAGGAGGAGGGAAAACGACTAGAGGAGGAGCAAAGAGAATTGTCGAATTGGTAGAGCTACTCAAGAAACAGGGTGTCGCCCACTTCAAAATGGACGGGATTGAAATCCTGTTTTCCCCTGATAGCATTGAGCATCAACCAAACCGTGAAGACGTTAACGAGCTTAAGTTCATGTCTGCTCGCCCAATCCTCTAAGGAAACAAAATGGAATTTCAAAAGCCCGAAGAGATAACAAAGCATCTAAACTCTATCGCAACGTGGCAATCTATGCGGCAAAACCTGCTGCAAGACCACTTTTATATGTACGGGCATAGCACCGTCATGAGCAACGCGAGCCCCAATATGTATATGGGCAAGACTGCGGTGCGTTTTAACCTGGTCCAGTCTTGCGTCGATACCCTGATTAACAAGATTAGCAAGAACAAGCCACGCCCTACATTCCTGACTGACAACGGAGACTGGGGATTGCGCAAGCGCGCCCAAAAGCAAGAGAAGTTTGTCTTTGGTATGTTTCAGAAGCTCGATGTTTACAAGAAGTCCAAGCGTGCCCTGTTGGATTGCCTTGTGTGGGGCGATGGTTTCGTTAAGGTCTACTCGCGTGGAAAGGATATCTACGTTGAGCCTGCGCTCACGACAGAGATTATCGTGGACGAGCAGGAAGCGATGTACGGCACACCTCGTCAAATGTGGCAGATCCGTTTCATGGTCCAGGAGCAAGCTGCTGATATCTTCCCGGATGTGAAGGAAGCGATCATGTCTGCCCAGACAGTGACGCCGCCATTCTATTTCTCAATTCCAGTCGTAACCTCGAAGCTTATCCTCTTGGTTGAGTATTGGAAGCTGCCAGAGAGAAGCACGGGTCCCAATGGAGAGACAATCCTTAAGGGTGGAGAACACCGGATTATCTGTGGCGATCAAGACGTTATTCCCCCAGAAGAATGGAAGCGTGAGACGTTCCCTTTTGCCAAAATCAGCTACGTTCCTAACCTTGTGGGCTACTGGTCTAAGGGTGTGACTGAAATCATTACCAGTCATCAAATTGAAGTGAATCGCACACTCAAGCGCATCTCAGACGCTCTAAGATTGATTGCGTCTCCTAAAGTGCTTTACGAGTACACGTCTAAGATTATTGCCCAGCACTTCAATAACGATGTGGGTGCAATGATTAGCTACACTGGCACTCCTCCCCAGTTCATTATGCCTCAAGCAGTAGGGCCAGAGCTGTTTGCTCACCTCGAGAACATTGTAAACAAGGCTTACGCCGAAGTGGGTGTTTCTCAATTGACTGCAAGCTCAGAGAAGCCAGCTGGCCTCAATTCAGGCAAAGCACTGCGCGAGTACAATGACATTGAAACAGAGCGATTCGCTGCACTCGGACACGCATGGGAAGATTTGCACATTGATATTGCCGAACTCTTGCTGGAAGAAGCCAAGACAGTCGCCGAGAAGTACGGAAACTATGAAGTAATGGCACCCGATAAGAAGGGCTGCGATGTTCTGGACTTCAAAGGGACTCAGATTGATAAAGATAAACGAGTGATTCAGGTTTATCCAAGCTCTATGCTTCCCAAGACACCAGCAGGTCGACTTGAGTACGTTCAAGAGATGATGGCGAGCCAATTAATCACACCGGAAGAGGGTCTAAGTTTATTAGATTACCCAGACACCGAAAAAGTAACTCGCTTTAAAAACGCGCAGTTCAACGACATTATGGCAACAATTGACTATATGCTCGACAAGGATATGTACCTCCCGCCAGAGCCATATCAATCTTTGCAAGTCGGCATCAAGTACATGCAATCGGCATATCTCGAATACAAGAACGACGGCTGTCCTGAAGAGAAGCTGGAGCTGCTCATTCGCTGGATCAACGATGCAACTGCATTGCTTGCACCACCTGAAGATCCCGAGATGGATGCTACTGCTATGGAAAATCCAGAAGCAATGAACGGATTGCCAGAGGACATCGGAGGAGCACCAGCTGAACAAGAGATTCCTCAAGATATGAGTCAAATGCCAGAAGTGGCACCACAGGGAGTTATTTAATGAGCGATATGGCATCACAAATCCTAGCAGGAACTGAATCACCACAAATGGAAGGTGTTAGCACTGACACCCAGAATCCCGATGTGGGTGCGCAAGTAGAAAAGAAACCCGATGCTCGCCTAGACTTAGTAGCAAAGATGGAGCGTCGTGCCCGTCAAGAGCGCGAGATGGCCAAGCGTGAGAAGGATGAAGCCTCCAAGATGATGGAGAAGTTCAAAGGGCTCGAAGACGAAGACAAGCTATGGGCAGAGAACCCACTTGAAATCCTCAAACGCAAGGGTTGGGATTACGAGAAGCTTTCAGATTTTGCTGTTAAGCACACACCCGAGGAAGACCTCGACCCAGTTCAGCGTCGCTTCAAATCCCAGGACGAGGCACACAAGTCAGAAATAGCTAAACTGCGAGAGGAGTTTCAAGAGCTAATCAAAAAAGAAAAGGAAGAGTTTGCAAACAAGGACGTCCAGAGTCAGCAAAAGTACTTTCGTTCGTCAGTTAAAGGGTTTTTGAGCGAGAACAAAGACAACTTTGAATTGCTCGCAAACTCAACCAATGAAGACGGTGAGCCCGACGGCGATAGTCTGATTTACGACTTGATTGCGGCGGACATTCAGCGCCAACAGCAAGCTGGAGTGCCCGACGACAAGCTGACCATGATGGAAATGAAGCAGGCGGCTGAGTTGGTTGAGGCACACTTAGAAAAAAATATTGACTCGCAGCTTGAAAGGTACTTAAAGTTGAATAAGATTAAGTCACGTATTCAGAAGCCAGAAGAAAAGGGCGCTGTTGATTGGAGCAAGTTCGTAAAGGACGAAGCTCCCAAGACGTTATCCAACAGCTTTACCTCGAAGTCACCCAAGG